CGCCGAGCATGCCAGCGACTTCGTCGTCCGTTTTTGAAGGGAATAAATACTTCAGTGCTTCTATGCTATCAACACCTAACTCCTGTAAGTTTCGAGTGAAAATTGATTGGTTAAGTTTGTCTTGCGTGGTGTCTTCATAAACAGGTCCCATCCAGCGCCAGCAAACCATCCTATCGCCATCTGGTGCTAAGCCAAGAACACCGTCAGGAATTTCCTTTGTTTCAACAGCGGCATCGATTGCCTTTTGAAGTTTTTTCTCATACAGTGCTTTTTGTTTTTCGTATTTAACCTGTTGCGCTGGATCGTTGAGATCTTCAGGAGGATTAGGATATTTAATTCCGGAGGCATAAGCGAGCGATTTACGGAAAATCTGCTCCTCCTGAAAGATCATGAGTTCAAGGCACTTACAAATACCATAGGTATAAAGCTGTAAGCACTTTTTCTTGGCTGTTGCACTTACCCGTCCATAAGCTGATTTAATCTCCGTAGCGGTTACGTTAGTAATACTAAGGTCGTCGATGCCACCCAAGGCAAGCCGGATCTCACTACGAAGTTGTTCGGTGTACCGAGCCTGATCTACACTAATGGCATTCGGTGTAATAAAACCTACGCGATCTGTTGGCTCCAGGTTGGCAATAACCCGTGGCACACGCATGCCGCTACCGGGTTTACCGTAGTAACCAGGATTCTGCCGAGTTACGTTATCTGATTTATAAGTAGAGCTGGACAGATTGAATTCCGATTGGAACCCAGATTGACTGGAAATACTGGGGCGCTGCGTGACATCCCCGTCAGTCTTCTCGATAATGTCTTGCTTGGGGCGGGATGACAGTAACGTCGGATTTCCAAAGAAAGAAAGGTTTGCACGAATATTTTTAACCATTTCATCGTGAGCGATGATCTGGTTGGACAACCATTCAAATTCACCGTGCCCTTCAGTACCAAAAGCGTCGGGGTTATTAAAAACCTCAACACACGGAATAAATTCCATGGTATTGGCACTTTTGGTGGTATTTCCTAACGTAGCGTATTCAATTGAAGTATCAAATGTCAGTTCTTGTTCGCTATGACACTCTTCAATTTCGGTGGCTGTAATACGCAGCCGCATGTAACGTTTATCAGTTGAAAGGCCAATACCGCCAAAACCACGGCTAGATTTGACCTTGTACGGATAAATGATAATAACTTCGTCTAAGTCCCCCTCTGGGGTGTAGTAGGTGCGATATGAATCTTTATCAAACCAGTACAGGCGATACGTTTTTTTAGTGGGTCGAATATAAAATAATCCTTTTCCATAGCACAGAAAACGGTCCCACATCGAATCGAGGCGGGCATCTAGTTTGTTGAATTTAATGACTTGTTGAATAAAGTCGAACCGCTGTGTGCCGAAGTTGTCTTGATGGGGGTAGAACTCAACACCTTGCCTGACCCCAAACATCTTCATTTGGGAGAGGTGGGCATTCAGCAGCATCGTATCGGCGCCACCGTCCGAATCCCTGTTGACGACTGACCGGATGAAATCCTCTAGAACGGTTTTGTTTTCGGACATTCGTTGGGAAACTCTTTATCTATTATGCCTCAATCTCGTAACCAGCGGGTAGCCTTTTCAGGGTAATCACATCATCTTCCACTTCAACGTCAAAGCGTTCACCTGGGGATAGCCCCATGTCGTGGCAGAGTTCGTCTGGCAGGGGTACAACAGCAGAACCGTATGCATCCTGATCTAATTCAATGATGTAGTAGCCGGTAGACATTGTTGAGTGATTTTTCTAGTTTAAATCCAGAATACTTTAACCTTAATACTCCAACTCCAGCTTACCCCTGGTCGTCAACCCATTACAAAGCCATATTAACGCATCGACGGCATCGTCGTGGGAACTTACACCAAAGTTAATGATTTCATCAGTCAGGGCCTGAAATTTGCGGTATTTGTTAAAAATTAATTTTCTTTGCTCAAAAAGACCCATAATTCCCCTAAATCGTGCAACTTTGTCTCCACGGAAACCTTTGACCGCGTGCCAATTAATGTTGTAAAGCCCGTGGTCGCCAAGGCAGATCCGTTTGAAGTCCGCCTCTAACGAAGCTTGATAAGCGACCGCCTCAGACCAGACATCAACATTGCTGGCACCAGCATGGTACTGGTTTCCATCTTTATGTACAATCCCCCACTCGTAACACATTTCCATTAGGGATTCCAATTTCTCCAAGTTTCCCATAACTCGCATTCGCTTGCAGTCGATGATATGGATTTTGTCCCCAACACGACCACCAAGGACCATGACGGTGTAGTCGTTACGTTCCCTGATGCCAGCAGAAAGATCAACGCCAATACCCAAACAATCAAATTCGGTGGAAATTTGACCTTTGACAATTAAATCTGGTGAGATCGATAATTCACTGGTTTGAACAACTTGATTCTGATATTGAAAACTAAAACTAATAGGAGCTTGACGCCGCCGATCTTGAAGATATTCCAAAGACCACATTTCAGGCCAGTAAGAAATTTCATCTCCGCTATCATCGACGGTGATTGCAGATTGAACAAGTTGGACCCAGTCATTTACAGGTATGAAGGTAGTGCTGTGAATATCATCATGTCTAAATCTAGTCCCAAGACAGATTGCTCTTCCACCTTCAAACATAGTAGGAACAATGACTGAGTTCCAGTTATCTTCCATCATCTGTCGGATATCGCGGTTTTTAATATCGTCGGAACTTTTGACTACGTCGTCGAGGATACATAAGTGGCTACGTTTTGAGGTCACTGCACCTTTAAGACCTGCACAGCAGATGGTAAATTCTTCTTCACCAGTGGATTTAATCCCTGCAAACTTCCAGTCAATGCTCCAATATTCATTGGAGTTAATCCCTTTAGCAATTTTTACAGTAGGAAAAATTTCTCTATAAGTTTTACTTTCTTCAATGATTCGTTTGATGGCAGCACTCTTAGGTCGGGCCACGTCAACGGTATAGGAAATATAAAGAATTTTTAACGGTTTTTTGTGAAGAGCATGTACACCAATAGCCCATGCTGTGTACAAACCAAGTACGGTACTCTTTGCGCTACCCCGTGGAGCCAAGATGTCAATATTGGGGCCACCAATGCCAATCAAACATTCAGTGTCGTCACCAGTGCATAGGTACCGGTGCCACTCTTTATGGTGAGCAGCAGGAGGCTTATCTCCTACAACATCACAAAAATAAGCAAAATCAATACGAGCCCTTTCAATGTCAACACCTGATGATTTTTTAACAACCTGCTGCTTTGCCGCAGCACGCGCTGTCCTACGGTAAACGCTATAAATACTGGTGCCTGCCATGCGCTTACCTTAGCGCATTAAACCTCAAGATTCCTCTTGCAGGATCTTAGTCCATACACCCATTGAAGCTTCCTGGAGGGGCCCTTCGATAGGATCATCGCGGAAAATCAAAAGCATTTCTCTGAGGGCACGGTCAGCACCAGCAAGGATTAAACCTTGCTTGTCGGTAAGGTGCTTCTCATCATTCAATTGTTTGATGGTGCCACGTAGTTCTTTTTGCAACATAGCAATACGGGCTGCGCCCATGTCTTGCTTGATCATCCCAAGATCGATGGCGTCTCGTAACTTGGCAATATCCTGCTGCATGGAATCAATTTCCATTTCCATAATTCCATTAAAGTTCCTTTTCTTGAATTCTTTTTTAGCCCATTCATCACATTCCACAATGGAACCTGTAAACCCAAGAAAACGGGAATACAGGTACATTTGGATTGGAGAACTGACCTGTTTACAGAAAGCAAGAAAGGATTCGCGGTCTTTTTCGGTTAAAGACTGAATCCAATCGATCATGCGTGGTAAGCGTTCTGTGCTCGACTATAGTCTAAATTATTCTGATAGCGGCGGAACATTTCTCCTTGAAGATTTGTTGTACGTGTTTGCTCTCCTTGGGTCTCATAACCAAGACGCGTCTGCTCTCCTTGAGTCACATAGCCTGCACGTTGTTCCTCACCTTGAACTTGATAGCCTAGGCGATTCTCTGCGCCAGTAGCTTGCGTCTTACGAATATCCTGGGTCGTATTGAATTCGTTGTTAGTCCGATCAAGTTGTGCTCCCAGAACAGCGTTTAACTGCTGTTGAGCAGCGCTGGTCTGATCAAGTGCTGCCTGTGTAGTTACAGCTTGTGTGGGAACCTGGGTCGGGGGAGCAGGCGGTGGCGGCGCAGGAATGTATTCAACTTTAGGAGAAGGTGCTTTTTTGCCGCTCATGACTAATTGTTGTGCTGAGTACTATTGTAACAAAGGAAATTAACCAGCCTTCATGCCCATGCCAATTCCGGTGGCATTAGCAACCATGGAATTGTAACGAGCACGTTGCACCGCATCAAGCATATTTGCTTCACTGTTCGATGCTGCCGACATCTGTTCTTGATAAAGTGCGCCACGTTTTGCAATATTATTCGGATCGTTCGCTGCAACCAGCTCTTGATTAGTCAAATCTTGAGAACGAAGCTGTAGAGCTTCATTCATTAGTTGTTGACGATAACCGCTTTCCAGGGCAGCAGTACGTACATCGCTACCAAGAGCAAATGCAGCGTTCCGGTTTTGTAGGTCTGCTAAATCTTGTGCAGTAATTGGACTTGCAGGTCCTTCAGGAGTAAATGGAGTTAAGCCAGTTTGTGAGGCTGGTTGTGTAACACCAAGTTGACCACCTTCACTGGCCCATTTCCAAATAGCACTTGAATCAATACCAGCAGCTGCACCAGCTACTGGCGAAAATGCAGTTTGTTTAGTTGCAGCACCTGGAAATTGGTTTTGCCAAGAAGGACTTTTACCAAGCAAAGAAATAACGTTGTTAAACGTTTTACTGCCCCATCCAGGTAAAGTATCTGGCATGATCAGTAGGAGAAGGTTGTCCGGGCAAGTGCACCAGTGTCAGCAAGTGCTTGCTTAGCAAGTTCAGCGCCATATTGTTGGCCGCTGAGAATCAATCCTTGTTGCGTACCAAGCTGTGTCTTCAGACCAGCCATTGCAGCTTGCCGTTGCAGATCCCGCTGACGGAATGTTTCAGATGTTTGATTAATGTAGTTATTTTGAAGATTGGCAAGCGCCATGTTATTGCGTTGAATTTGTTGCGCAGTGTTGATTGCACCTTGTGTGCCGCCAAGGGGATTTGCTTGTGCAAAAGCACCTGGCGCATATCCGCTGATATCAGGAGCTGCTTCACCTTGAGGAGTAAAGGCAGGCAGTCCATCCTTCATGAACTGCTGTTGGCGTTGCATTTCGTTATAGTACCCGGCACCACCCAAAGCAGTATTGATAGGCCCACCGCCGCCTTGGCCACCGCCGGGGCCTCTACCGCCGCCTGCGGGTTGTGCTGCTAATGCTTGTTGTGCAAGAAGACCAGTCGCTGCTACAGGTACAGCTGCTGCCCCAAATTTTGCCGCCTGTGTAATTTTGCTACCAAGACGTGCTTTTTCTGCAAGAGAGGCGCCTTCAGGAATAAGCCGTCCAAGACCAGGGATTCCTTGTGCTGCTTCTGCTGCAGTAATGCTGCTTCCCGCAAAAGGTGCTAATTTGCTGCCTGCCATAGCAAGACCACCTTTAACTGCACCTCCAGTTAAATATCCCAAGCCGCCTTGCAAAACAGCTCCAGGAATATTGCCTTTTTTTAATTCAGGTGCGGCACCAAATGCGGCTGCGGCATATGGGAGTGCCTGCATTGCGAAACGTCCTATCAAAGGTGCGGCTTCAGCTGCGGCTTCTAAGCCACCAATGATTAAAGGCAACATAATTTAACTCCTCTTGTTAAGTATTTTAGTAGGGATAAGCTTAGGGTTTTAAATTTACTAACCAGCCCACTTAGAACCTAAACCACTACCAACGCCACCAGCAAAACTAGAAGCTACACCACCGAGAATTTGAGCTGGTAACTTCCAGGGGGAGTCTTGACCCTGAACACCTTGAACAACCCAAGGATTTTTGCCAGCATTCGGGTCATACATGCTGAAGTTAGGGAAGACTTGACTGGTTCCGCCTCCTGATGATCCCCCTCCAAAAGCAGCGCCACCTCCGCCACCTCCGCCACCTTGCTCCATCATCCCTTGGTACTTCCCAGATTCCCCTAATCCTTGAACAAAATTATCTAGAAAACCTTTCCCTGGTTTATATTTAAGTGCATCTGACCAGCTGTATCCTGCTTTGTCACCTGCTGGATTCCAGTAAGAGCTTGATGGTGTAAAAGCCATTCCTGACATCCCTGGTACTTGGCCTCCTTCACGAACCCACTTCCAGATAGCGCTTGAATCAAGACTAGAAGTATCTGACATTACATTAAAAATCTATTTTATTATTCTACAGGAATTGATTTAAAGACCCGAGTAGTATCCGCCAGGGTTCTGCATCTGTGCTAAGAACATGGCATTATATTCAGCCTGCTGACGTGGTGTCACATACGGTCCCTTTTTCTGCTCTTGCTGGCGTGGACGAGTCAGTGCTTCCTGCAACGCACCAACTGTTGCTGCAGTTGCTAGTCCTGTTCCAACCTCAGCTGTTTTTCCTAGTGTCTGCGCCACGGGGGTCTGAGCCAAGAATCCAGCCACCTTTCCACGTACCCCTGGAGCATCTGCATACTCAGCAACACCTAGCGCAGCGCGTTCAACTGCCCCACCAACTGCAGGTGCAGCGGTCTTAACAGCTTGGCCACCAAGTTCTCCTAAGTATTTAGATAAAAGGGTGCCAGCAAGGCGTGGTGTTGTTGCCATTATTTTTACTAAACTTGGATACCTGAGGCACCTGGATACTTCATTTTATCAGCTGCTACTG